TATTTAGCGGGTGATACAATAACAGTAAGCCAAACTAAAATGAATGTTGATGGTAACATGGGTACTGTAGGTGGTGACTTAGTAATTACTATACTTGCTTCTGATATGGCATCTTCAGGTTCTACATCAGGTACTTCAGGTTCTTCAGGCGTAGCAGGTTCTTCAGGCTTAAGTGCATCATCAGGAACAGCAGGTTCTTCTGGTATTTCAGGTTCATCAGGTTTAGTAGGCTCCTCAGGAGAAAGTAATACTTCAGGCTCATCAGGCTCTTCAGGTTCCTCAGGTTCCTCAGGCTCTTCAGGCTCATCAGGTTTAGCAGGCTCTTCAGGCTCTTCAGGTACTTCAGGTTCATCAGGTTTAGCAGGAACTTCAGGTTCTTCAGGTTCTTCAGGTTCTTCAGGTTCTTCAGGCTCATCAGGTTCTTCGGGCACTACAGGCTCATCGGGTTTAGCAAGTTTAGCAGGCTCTTCAGGCTCTTCAGGCTCTTCAGGTTCTTCAGGTTTAGCCGGAACTTCAGGTTCTTCAGGTTCTTCAGGTTCCTCAGGTTCATCAGGTTCTTCAGGCTCTTCAGGTACTACAGGCTCATCAGGTTTGGCAAATTTAGCAGGCTCATCAGGCTCATCAGGCTCATCAGGCTCTTCAGGTTTAGCAGGAACAGCAGGCTCTTCAGGTTCATCAGGCTCTTCAGGTTCTTCAGGTTCTTCAGGTTCTTCAGGTACTACGGGCTCATCAGGTTTAGCAAGTTTAGCAGGCTCTTCAGGTTCTTCAGGTTCTTCAGGTACTTCAGGTTTAGCAGGAACAGCAGGCTCTTCAGGCTCTTCAGGCTCTTCAGGCTCTTCAGGTTCATCAGGTTCTTCAGGTACTACAGGCTCATCAGGTTTAGCAAGTTTAGCAGGCTCTTCAGGTTCATCAGGTTCTTCAGGTTCTTCAGGTTTAGCAGGAACTTCAGGTTCCTCAGGCTCATCAGGCTCATCAGGCTCATCAGGCTCTTCAGGCTCTTCGGGCACTACAGGCTCATCAGGTTTAGCAAGTTTAGCAGGCTCTTCAGGTTCTTCAGGTTCATCAGGTTCTTCAGGTTTAGCAGGAACTTCAGGTTCCTCAGGCTCATCAGGCTCTTCAGGTTCATCAGGTTCTTCAGGCTCTTCAGGTACTACAGGCTCATCAGGTTTAGCAGGTTTAGTAGGCTCATCAGGCTCATCAGGCTCATCAGGTACTTCAGGTGTAGTAGGTTCTTCAGGTTTATCAACAGAATCAGCAACTTCAGGCTCTTCAGGTACTTCAGGTTCATCAGGTTTATCAGGCTCATCAGGCTCATCAGGTTTAACAGGAACTTCAGGTTCTTCAGGTTCCTCAGGTACTTCAGGCTCCTCAGGAGAAGCAGGAGAAGCAGGTGAATCAAATGTATCAGAAACTTCAGGTTCTTCAGGTACTTCAGGTTCATCAGGTTTAACAGGAACTTCAGGCTCATCAGGTTTAACAGGAACTTCAGGCTCTTCAGGCTCTTCAGGTACTTCAGGCTCCTCAGGAGAAGCAGGTGAATCAAATGTATCAGAAACTTCAGGTTCTTCAGGTTCTTCAGGTACTTCAGGTTCATCAGGTTTATCAGGCTCATCAGGTGTAGAGGGTTCTTCAGGAGATAGCTTCACATCAGGAACAGCAGGTTCTTCAGGTACAACAGGTTCATCTGGTTCTTCAGGTTTAGTAGGTTCTTCAGGAACAGGTGGTTCATCAGGAACAAGTGGTACTACAGGCTCATCAGGTGTAGAGGGTTTTTCAGGTTTATCAGGCTCATCAGGCTCTTCAGGTTTATCAGGCTCAAATGGTACTACGGGTGAAATAGGTTCTTCAGGAGGTAGCTACTCATCAGGAACGGCAGGTTCTTCAGGAACAAATGGTACTACAGGCTCATCAGGTTTTGAGGGTTTTTCAGGTTTATCAGGCTCATCAGGCTCTTCAGGTTTATCAGGAACAAATGGTACTACAGGTTTAGTAGGCTCTGCAGGAGGTAGTTTCACATCAGGAACTTCAGGTTCATCAGGAACAAATGGTACTACAGGCTCATCAGGTTTTGAGGGTTTTTCAGGTTTATCAGGCTCTTCAGGAACTTCAGGTTCTTCAGGTTCTTCAGGAACTTCAGGTTCTTCAGGCTCATCAGGTTTAAATGCAACTTCAGGTACTACAGGAACTTCAGGCTCTTCAGGAACTTCAGGCTCTTCAGGCTCTTCAGGAACTTCAGGTTCTTCAGGCTCCTCAGGAGGAGCAGCAGAAGCAGGTGAATCAACAGAATCAGCAACTTCAGGCTCATCAGGTACTTCAGGTTCATCAGGAACTGAATCAACTTCAGGTGTAGCATCAGAATCAAGAACTTCAGGCTCATCAGGTACTTCAGGCTCATCAGGAACTTCAGGAGAAGCAGGTGAATCAAATGCATCAGAAACTTCAGGTACTTCAGGTTCATCAGGTTCATCAGGTTTATCAGGCTCATCAGGCTCATCAGGTTTAACAGGAACTTCAGGTTCTTCAGGTTCATCAGGTTCATCAGGTTCATCAGGTTTATCAGGCTCTACAGGCTCATCAGGTGATTCAAAATTTTCAGGAACTTCAGGTTCTTCAGGTACTTCAGGTTTAACAGGTTCTTCAGGTTCTTCAGGTTTATCAGGCTCATCAGGCTCATCAGGAGAGGGAGGAGAATCAGGTGAATCAAAAGAATCAGGAACTTCAGGCTCTTCAGGTACTTCAGGTTCATCAGGTTTAGCAGGCTCATCAGGCTCATCAGGTTTAACAGGAACTTCAGGTTCTTCAGGCTCTTCAGGTACTTCAGGCTCCTCAGGAGAAGCAGGAGAAGCAGGTGAATCAAATGTATCAGAAACTTCAGGTTCTTCAGGTACTTCAGGTTCATCAGGTTTATCAAGCTCTTCAGGCTCTTCAGGTACTACAGGTACTTCAGGTTTAGCAAGCTCTTCAGGCTCTTCAGGAACTTCAGGTTCCTCAGGTTCCTCAGGTACCTCAGGTTCTTCAGGAACTTCAGGTTCTTCGGGTACTACAGGTTCATCAGGACTAGGTGGTTCATCAGGTTCAAGTGGTTCATCAGGTTCTTCAGGTACTACAGGAACAAGTGGTATTAATGGAGTAGTGGGACAAAGCGCAAATAGTGGTTCAGCTGGTTCTTCAGGTACAGCAGGTTCATCAGGGTTAACTATAAGTGGAACTAGCGGTATTAGTGGGGGTACATATGTTACTACAAATGGTATAGTAAGAGTAGTATCATCAACTTTAGTACAATCAGCAGATTTTGCAACAATTGATAATACTGGTACTGAATTAAGAGTTCAAGGTAATACACGTACTACTACAATAAGAATTGATGATTCAGGAACATCTCCAGAAGTTGGAGAAGAAGGTGATTCACCAACTAATATGATATCAAATGTAGGCCCACAAACTAACTTTTTAGGCACTCCAGATATTTGGCTTTCAATTAATGTAAGTGGAACTGAATATCAATTTCCAGGATATATTTCATCATAAAAATTAAAAGAGGGGAACATTAGTTCCCCTTTTTATATTTATAATTTGGTTACCCAATAAGTTATTATTATATTGTTATCATTAAAAACTAAAGTTATATGCAAAAATTACTTTTTATTGCACCTCACCTATCTACCGGAGGCTTACCCCAATATCTAGCAAAAAAAATAGAACTCCTTAAAGATGAATTTGAGATTTATCTTATTGAATGGAATGATTGTACTGGAGGTAGATTAGTAGTACAAAAAAATAAAATTAAAGATTTACTAGATAAAAAATATTTTTTCACATTAGGGGAAGATAAATCTGAACTTTTTAATATTATCAATAGTATAAATCCTAATATCATCCATTTAGAGGAAATTCCTGAATATTTTATGGATGATGAGGTGGCTAAGAAATTATATAACATTGATAGAGAATATTATATAGTTGAAACATCCCATGACTCATCAATGGATGTAAATAATAAATTATACTCCCCAGATAAATTTATGTTTGTATCTAATTGGCAAATAAACCAGTATAAAAGCATAGATATACCTAAAATACTAGTAGAATACCCAATTGAATATACCCCACGCCCTAATAGAGAAATCGCGTTAAAACGCTTAAAATTAAACCCAAATAAAAAACATATACTACACATCGGTTTATTTACTTCACGTAAAAACCAAAAAGAATTTTTTGAATATGCCCAATCTCTACCAGAATATGAATTCCATAGTGTAGGTAATCAAGCAGATAATTTTAAATGGTACTGGGAACCTTTAATGAAATCCAAACCAAATAACTTGACATGGTGGGATGAAAGAACAGATGTAGATAATTTTTACCAATCAATGGATTTATTTTTATTTACCTCTAGAGGTAATGAAAATGATAAGGAAACCATGCCGTTAGTAATACGTGAAGCTTTATCACATCAAATACCCCAACTATTATATAATTTAGAAGTTTATCAAAATTATTTTGATGGTTATGACTCTATTAATTATTTAGATTTTGATAGTTTTGAAGAAAATGTCTTAAAGATTAAAGAACAATTTGAAGATGTTAATACTCTTAATGAAGAAGAAGAAGCATATGTAATTTGTACTTACCCAAAAACCCAAGCAGTAGTAGATACTACAATAGAATGTATTAAATCATTAAGAAAAAATAGTAATAGAAAAATTATAATATCAGCCCATTGTCCGGTTCCTAAAGAACTACAAGATATGGTTGATTATGTATTTTATGAAAAAAATAATTTATTAACTAAACATACATTTTACTCTGGATATACAGCAAGTAGTAATTTATATGATACTTATCTTAATTTAAGAGGCGAAGACAATGATAGATATCATGGCCCAGCTTGTTATACTTCATTTTATAACCCAGCTACATTTGCTAAAGGGTTAGATATTAAAAAATTATATTATATTAATTTTGATTATATTCTTAAAGATAGTAGTTATATAGATTACATATCTGAAAAATTAAATAAACATGATACTTTCTTTGGTGAATTTAAAGCACAAGAAGGTAAATGTTATTATACATACTTCTTTGCAGCAAGACCTGAAGCAATTTTAAAACATTGTCATTTTATAGAAACAGAAGATCAATATAATAACCTTATGAGTAAGCATAGTGCTGAATCTAATGGTATAGAAAATTTATATTATCATATGTTTAAAAATAATACTAATAATTATATCGAATCTAAAGAAAAATTTGAATCTGATGCTGAAAAGTATTTTGAGTTTGAAGACTATTCAATGGTTGAATATTATACTATACTACCTACAGATGTAGAGAATCACTTTTGTCCTTGGATAACAATATCAAATGCTAAAGAAAGTAAAAACATTCGCTATACTGTAGAAAAAAATAAAGAACTTATTATTGATAGAACACTAGAAGTTAGAGGTAAATATCAGTTTTGGGATTTAGTAAAATATGATTTAAATGATAACATTACAGTTATATTTGATGTAAAAGATACTAATACAGGAGAAAGTGTAAAATATCATAGATTTGATTTAAATAAAGATTATTTTTTAAATATAATGCCTAACAATGGTATGTTTAATTGGAAAGGTGATAGAATAAATTATGAATCTAACCCAAAAATTAAAATTATACATTTATTAACCCACACAGATGAAGAAAGAGAAATACGTTCAATTGAATCTATTAGTAAATTAGGAGAATATGATAATATAGAATATACATCTGTAATTAATACACCTTACCTGGATTTACCACCAATACAAAATTGCAATAGACCAAATGATGTTCAAATGCATCCAGGTTATTATAAATTAGCCCCTGGACATTATGGGTGTTTTAAAGCACATACAGATGCCATACTATCATGTCCTAAGGATAATAATACTATTTATTTATTTTTTGAATGTGATGCTTTATTATTAGAAAACCATAATGAGTTTGTTAATAAATTAAATGAAGCAATAAAAATTTCAAAAGAAAAAGATTATACATTCTTTAGTTTTGCCCACAACTATGAAATATTTAATGAATACGAAACTCATATTGATGCTGGTATGTTTACAGATGCTCATGCTTATATGATTAGAGGTAATAAAATTGATAAAGTACATGATAAAATTAATAATTCAAAATGGGATGCTTTTGATTTATGGGTAACTAACAATTTTAGAGAAGAACCAAAAGGGTTTTTTAAAGAACCCTTGGTTTTCCAAGCAAAAGGACATAGTTTAATAGATAATAAAATAAGTGAAACTAATATTAAAGGAGATTTAAAAATATGATGAATAGATTTGTCGATATAAAAATTACAAACGCCCAATCACAACGGCGCACATCAGCTACAATAGAATTAACAGTAAATGATGACATCAATTTTTTCTTCCCCGAAGATAATTTACCTTTAAAAGTTGAAATTTTTAGAACTCATGGTGGTAGTATGATATATGAAGTTGATTTAAACCCAGGACATAAATGTTGGTATAGTTGGTTTGATGGTTGTACTTTAAAACTATCTACGTCTAAAGGGATTGAAGTCGGTAGAGTCCAATGGAATAGTTTAGAACACGGAACTCAATCAGAAATAGCATTTGATTTGTGGTGTGCCTCAAATTTAAATACTAAGGGTGTTGCTATAGGAACAAATGATGGATCAACTGGAGAATGGGTTCATTTATATCAACGTCAATTTTTTTCTAAAATGTTATTAGTTGAGGCATCCATTGACACATTTTCAAAACTAAAACAAAATTATAATAATCCAAATGTTACCCTATTAAACAAATTAGTTACCCCAAAAGGAGGTAAAGTAAAATTTTATGAAGCTTTAGATGGTGAAGGTTATACTAATTCTGTAGATAAAGAACATTTATTAAATTTTCACTCTAACATACAAGAAGTTGAAAAAGAATCTATAGGTATTAATGAACTTTTAATAGAAAACAAATTTGATAATTTAGATTGGTTACATATTGATGTAGAGGGTATAGATGATAAGTTAATAATGGCTTTAGATTTTAATAAAATTTCAAAACCTAAAGTTATTATTTATGAAAGAATTAATAGTATTGATAATTCAAAATTAGAAGACTTTTTACATTTGAATGGGTATACCATCTGGGTAGATGATAGTGAAGGATTTAATAATATAGCATTTTTAAAATGAAAATATGCCACGTAGACCCAGCTTGTGGGTTATCAATACCACCTAAAAACTGGGGAGCGATAGAAAAGATTATTTGGGAATTTGAAGTAAATCAAACTATACTAGGTCATGATTCAACTCATAAAATGGCATCCACCATTAAATTAGATGATTTTGATATTGTACACTGCCATGTAGCTAATTTAGCTATTGGTTTACAAGAAAGGGGTATACCATATATTTACCAACTCCATGACCATCATGTTTTACATTATGGTAAAGAATCCCATGTATATAGAGAAAATTTAAAAGCAATTGAAGGATCATTAATATCATTAATGCCCGCTAATTGGTTAGTAGAATATTTTAACCATCCAAAATGTATTTATTTTTCACATGGTGTAAACACTGATGATTTTTACCCTAAACCTCATCATCCCCTCCCTACCAATCCAAAATTATTAATGTTAGCTAATAATGGTTTAGGGGGTGATCATACCTTTGATAGAAAAGGATTTGAATATGGGTTAGGCTTAGCTATGATGAATGATTTAGAAATTACTATAGCCGGACCTTCTAACAATAAAAATTTCTTTAATGGTCATTTATGGATGTTAAGTTACCCCAAATTAAATTTAGTATTTGATACCCCAAACAGTAAATTGTTAAATTTATTCCACCAACATGATATTTTTATTCACCCTACAATGTTGGAAGCAGGTCATCCAAATTTAACTATGGTTGAAGCTGCGGCTGCTGGTTTACCTATAATTGCAAATTGGGAATATACAACTGACTTTCATGGAGCATGGAGAGCACCCCGTGATGTATTTGAAATGGATAGAGGATTAAAGAATATTATATCAAACTTTGATTTTTATAGAAGACAATGTCTAGAAACTTCAGAAAAACTATCATGGTTAAATAGAACTAAAGAATTATTTAAAATATACAATGAATTTAAAAGATAAAATATCAGTTTTAATTCCAACTTGTGATAGTTATTCTAATTGTTGGGAAGGTTTAGGGTTAAGTTGGGAAATTCTTAGTGGATTAGACTTAAATATATATGTTATATCAGATAACAATAAATTTAATTATGAATATGAAAATATTATTCCTCTAAGCATTAATAAACCAGATCATACAAAATATGATTTTTCAAATAAATTAATCTATGCTTTAGATAAAATAAAAACTAAATATGTTTTATTAATGTGTGATGATATGTGGCCCGAAAGATCTATCAAAAACATTATGCCTGAATTTATTAAATTTATGGATGATGAACAAGCAGATTGTCTTCGCATACATGAAAAATTCCACTGGTGGGGATATGATTTTGAAGCAGTGGATTTAACAGATAAATTTATTGAAGGTAATAGAGTACTTAAAATGCAGAAGGATTCTGTGTGGTTATTAACTCATAATGCTGCTATTTGGGATGTAGAATATTTAAAATCTATTATGTATCCTAATGAAGATCCTTGGAATAATGAAATATTAGGTACTGAAAGAGCAAAGTTAAAACCTCATAACCAATACCACTATAACATGAGGTGGTATTTACAAATACATAACTTTGATAGAGGAAATATTTTACCTTATGGTCAAGCTTTTATAGATGATTTAAAATATAAGAAACAATTTAATAAAGAATTTAACATATGAAAGAAGTTTTAATAAAAGAATATAATAATTTAATTAAAAATCCTAAACCTCCAATAATTAAACAAAACATATTTAAAGTAGATTTTGTTAAAGGTTGTAAATTCGAAGTATTAGGGGATGAAAAAGTAAAATATTCTGTAGATTTCATTAATCAAGATAATGGAGAGGTAGTTTACGAAAATACAATCACAAATAATATGTGGTGTAAATCAAATATTCAATATTTTGTCAATTATTTAGTAAAAGTAAAAAATAAAGACACTGATGAAGTCGTATTTGAACACTCGTATAATGCTGAAAACCAAAAGGTTTATATTCATTTAGCTTCTAAGGCTTTAGGTGATACTCTATCATGGATGCCTTATTTAGAAGAATTTAGAAATATCCATAATTGTAATTTAACAATTTCAACTTTCCATAATGAGATGTTTGAGGAAAACTACCCAGAAATCATTTTTGTAGAACCTGGTATAGAATTGTTTAATTTATACGCCATGTATGAAGTAGGCTGGCATTATAGTGAAGATGATAAAATTGATTATTCAAAAAACCCACTAAATTTTAGGAAACATCCCCTAAGTAAAACAGCTACTGATATTTTAGGTCTTAACTATAGAGAAATAAAACCAAAACCTACATTTAAAAATACAGGCTCAACAATTGATGGGGATTACATTTGTATAGCCCCCCACGCATCATCACATGCTAAATATTGGAATTATAAAGGTGGATGGCAAACCATAATAGATTACTTAAATAACGAGGGTTATAAGGTTGTAATGATTACACAAGAACCTCTAGGGGATAAATGGCATGATTCTAAATTGGGGGGAACCTTAAAGGGTGTTATTGATAAAACTGGAGATTTTCCATTAAGTGAAAGGGCAAATGATTTAATGAATGCTAAAGCTTTTATAGGATTAGGAAGTGGTTTAAGTTGGTTAAGTTGGGCAGTAAAATGTCCTACAATATTAATATCAGGTTTTAGTGAATCTTATAGTGAATTTGAAGATTGTGAAAGAATATCAACCCCTTCAAATAAGTGTAGTGGTTGTTTTAACTCAACCAAATTAAATGCTGGGGATTGGGAGTGGTGTCCTGAACATAAAGATAGTCCAAGACAATTTGAATGTACTAAATCTATACTCCCACAAACAATAATAAATGCATTAAATAAGCAATTATTTGACACTAAAAACAACCCCTTTTTCTAAAAAACATTAATCTAAATAATTTTTTTAATATTTATAACTAAAATAACTATACAATATGGCATTAACATTTACAAATACAGGGGTAGTAACAGGTCAACCTGTAGAAGCATCCCAAATATCCCAATCATTTGATGCATTTACTGGAGCAGAAGCTTATAATGTTACAGTATCAGGTTCTTTAATAGTAAATGGAACAAGTATTACAGGAAGTTCAACCCCACCAATAACATCTGTAACAGGAACTGCTCCTATAGTCTCCTCAGGAGGTCTTACCCCAGTTATTAGTTTAGCTGATACCGCAGTGTCAGCTGGTAGTTATACCAACACTAATATAACAGTAGACGCAAAAGGAAGAATAACATCTGCCGGTAATGGAAGTGCTGGTGGTGGGCTTACTGGGGAATTAACTGAAACCCGAGTCCCTTTCAAGTCAGGAGAAACTAATGTACTTGAAGATGTTGCAGAATTTACATTCAACAAAACATCCAACCTCTTAACTGCAGGTATATTTAGTGGTGCAGGTACATCTTTAACAGGAACTGCAACATCTTTAAATATAGGAGGTAATGCAGCAACAGCAACAACAGCAGCAACATCAACAACATTAGATGGAGGGGGTACTGCATTCTCATTTCTTGCAGGTAGTGCACTTTTTGTAAATGGTGCTTCAACCGTCAGTACCTTTGCAACAGAACTCGAAGGTAAAACAATGGGGACGGATCTTTTTGTAATGGCAACCTACATAGAAAAGATTACCGTTGTTGGAGTAATTGTAGTTGATGTTGATGCAAGTGGTAATCTTACTTTTACGGCGGATGGTGCTGCTGACAATGATAGTAAATTTATGTTTACAATACATTATACATCATAATAATAATTAAAAAGTTTTAAAAATGAATAAAAAGTTAACACAAGAAGAAATTGATAGTTTAAATAATTTAAAAAAAAACTATACAGAACTAACAAGTATAATAGGTAATGTTGAGATTCAAATAATGACTCTTAACTTACAAAAAGATGAATTCAAAAATAATTTAATTCAACTCCAACAAGAAGAAATAAAATTAGGTAAAGAATTAGAAGAGAAATATGGAAATGGTTCTATTTCTTTAGAAAATGGGGAATTTATCCCAAATAAGTAAATTTTTAATAAAAAAACACATATTTATTATCAAAATAATAACAACTACATAAAATGGCAGAAACATTAATTTCCCCTGGAGTATTAGCGAGAGAGAATGATCAATCTCAAATAACTTCTCAACCAATCCAAGCTGGAGCTGCTCTAGTAGGTCCTACAGTTAAAGGTCAGGTAAACATTCCTAAACTAATTACTACCTACAGTGAATATCAAGCTGATTTTGGTACAACTTTTGATAGTGGATCGGATCAATACACATTTTTAACTTCTATATCAGCATATAATTACTTCCAAAATGGGGGTAATACATTATTAGTGACAAGAGTTCAATCAGGTTCATTTACTGAAGCTACTTCTTCAACTATCTTTAATGATCAAGAAAGTGGAGAAATTAGTATAGGAAAAAATCTATTTGGTTCTTTTACATCAGGTGGTTCAGGTGGATCATTATTTGAAAACATACCAGCAGGAACATCAACAAGTGGGGCTGGAATAGATCTAATAGTATCAGTAACAGCTTCAAGTGCAAATGGTAAATTACTTGCAACAACAGATGCTTTATTAGCTTCTATTTCAACCCAAGTAGCCGGAGGTGTAGCAGCAACATATACAACAGTAGTAGGAACTGGAAATGTATCAGGTACAACTTGTTCAGCAACTGTAGTACTAGCAAGTGCAACATTAGTATCATCAATTACTGTTACAACTACAGGATCAGGATTTTCAGCAGCTGACACAATTACATTCCCATCAAGTTCATTAGGAGCTACAACCGGTGGTGGTACAAATCCAGTATTTACATTAGTAGCAGGAGATTTATTTGTTGAAACTGTAGGAGTACAAGTTACTAATACAGGTACAGGATATGCAGTAGGAGACACAGTAACAGTAGCAGCATCCTCTATGGGTGCTCCATCAGCTAATTTAGTGTTAACATTAGTAGATGCTGATATAGTAGATGCAAATGCATTTACGCTAGAATCAATAGGTCAAGGTATTATTATGAATAGTGCTGGCCCCTTAAATTCACAAGGTGCTTTAGCAAGTGGTTCAACCGATAATATTAGATGGGAAATAACATCACCAGATACAGCTTCAGGTACATTTAGTGTAGTTGTAAGACAAGGTAATGATACTACAAGAGCAAAATCAGTTCTTGAATCATTTAATAATGTATCATTAGATCCAAAATCATCAAATTATATTTCAAGAATAATTGGTGATCAGAAAAAAGTAGTAAGAGGAGCTGGAACAACAGATATATATCTACAAACATCAGGATCTTATCCAAATGCTTCAAGGTATATAAGAGTAAAAGAAGTAAATTATAAGACTCCAAACTATTTTGATAATAGTGGAACAGCTCAAACACGATTTACAGCTTCTATTCCTTTAGCAGCTTCTGGAACATTTGGAAATGCTCAAGGAACTATATTAACTGGAGATGGAAAATATTATAATGAAATTAATGGTACTGATACTCAAGGGTTAGTTGGTGGCAATTACACTACAGCCTTTAATTTATTAGCCAATAAAGATGATTACAGATATAATTTAATTTCAGCACCTGGTTTATACCAAGCAGATTATAGTTCAGTGTTAAATACTCTAGTAGCAAATACAGAAAATAGAGGTGATAATATTGTAATCTTAGATCTTGAAGGGTATGATTCTTCAATAACAGCAGTTTCACAAACAGCAGCTAGTAAAGATACATCATATGCAGCTTCATATTGGCCATGGTGTATGGTAACAGATCCAGATTCAGGACAAAGAGTATGGGTTCCAGCATCAACATTAATCCCAGGAGTTTATGCTTCAAATGATAGAACAGCAGAAGCATGGTTTGCACCTGCAGGTATTAATAGAGGTGGATTAGGTGCTGTTGTACAAGCAGAAAGAAAATTAACTCAAAACAATAGAGATACACTATACCAAAATAAAGTAAATCCTATAGCAACCTTCCCAGGAAGAGGAGTTGTAGTATTTGGTCAGAAAACATTACAAACTCAAGCAAGTGCTTTAGATAGAGTAAATGTTAGAAGATTGCTAATCGCACTTAAAAACTATATATCTCAAGTAGCAGACAATTTAGTATTTGAACAAAATTCAGCAGCAACAAGAAATATCTTCTTAGCTCAAACAAACCCATATTTGGAGTCAGTACAACAAAGACAGGGTTTATACGCGTTTAAAGTTGTTATGAACGAATCAAACAATGGTCCCGACGTAGTTGATAGAAATGAATTAAGAGGCGCTATTTACGTTCAACCAACGAAAACAGCAGAATTTGTTTACCTAGACTTTAACATACTTCCAACAGGAGTTGAATTCCCTGCATAAAAGTTAAACTGAGTGATATTTATAATTAGAATAAAAAATAAAATAACATAAAATGGCAGTATTAGACCCAAACGAAATATTTTTCACAGCATTTGAACCAAAACAAGCAAATAGGTTTATCATGTATGTGGATGGAATTCCATCCTACATCATAAAAGGTATTAGTGGATTAGGTTTCTCTCAAGATGAAATTAAACTCAATCATATTAACACCTATAGAAAAATTAAGGGTAAGTTAGAATGGAATGACATCACAATGCAATTATTTGATCCAATTACACCATCAGGAGCTCAGGCTACTATGGAGTGGGTAAGATTGCACCATGAATCTGTAACAGGTAGAGATGGATATAGTGATTTTTATAAGAAAGATTTAACTATTGATGTATTAGGTCCTGTAGGAGATGTTGTTTCAGAATGGATAATTAAAGGAGCATTTATAAAAGATGCATCATTTGGAGATATGAATTGGGATACTGAAAATGAAGCTATGAATATCGACATGACAATCGGAATGGATTATTGTGTGTTGAATTTCTAGAAAAATAAAACTCTAATACTTTAAAGGAGAGCTTGGGAAACCGAGCTCTCTTTTGTATATTACATATGTATACATGAATAATAAAGTTATAATTAAATAAAATTTATATGGATGAAATGAAATTCCCTTCTGAAGTGGTAGAACTCCCCTCAAAAGGACTAGTCTACCCAGACTCAAACCCCCTATCAAAGGGAACTATTGAAATGAAATATATGACCGCTAAGGAAGAAGATATTTTAACTAATCAAAATTATATTAAAGACGGTACAGTTTTAGATAGATTGTTAAAATCATTAATTGTTACTAAAATTAATTATAATGATCTTATTGTTGGGGATAAAAATGCAATTATGGTTGCTGCTCGAATTTTAGGATATGGTAAAGATTATACTTTCAAATATGAAGGTGAAGAAATAACTGTAGATTTAACAGAGTTAAATTCAAGCTATTTAGATGAAAGTAAAGTAATTGAAAAAGGCATTAATAAATTTAATTTTGAGATGCCATCAACAAAAACACAAATAGAATTTAAATTACTTACTGGTAAAGATGACTCAGATATTAAAAGAGAAATAAAAGGACTTCAAAAATTAGATAAAAAATCTAATCCAGAATTATCTACTCGTTTAAAATATATGATATTATCTGTAGATGGTAATGAAGACCAAAAATCAATTAGAGAGTATGTTGATAATTATTGTTTAGCTCGAGATTCTAGAGCATTTAGAGAGTATATAAAAGGTTTCCAACCTGATATAGATTTATTATTTAATTTTGAGAGTACAGACGGCATGGATAAGGAAGTTTCCTTACCTATGACTGTCACGTTTTTTTGGCCTGACGCCTCAGTTTAGGATAGCATTATTCACCCAAATCCATGAAATAGTATATTATGGTGGGGGTGGATATGATTGGCATACAATATATAATATGCCCCTATGGTTGAGGAAGTTTACATTTAATAAAATATTAGAGAGTAAACAGGCAGAATCAGATGCAACAAAAAAATCATCTGGTAATGGGAAGAATACCAATATAGATTTAAATAACCCAGATAAATCTAAAATCCCAAATTCTCAAGTAAAACCTCCAAGTTATATTACGAAGGCATCAAAGAAATGATGCCTTCTAATATTTATAACAAAACACTTAAATGGCTACT